ATGACGCCAGCGACAACCTGCTTACCGTAACGCGGAGCTGATCATGGCACGATTCGATCTGTTCTCTGGCACGTTGCTGCAGGGCGCAGATCTGTTGCCTCTGGAGGATAACAACAAGGTAATGATCACACTGGAAGGTCGATTGATCTTTGGTGCTGGTCTCGATCCAGTTCCTTACGGTTTCATCCTTGCTGAGGATCGCAGCAACATCACCTACGAGGATACGAGCAACATTCTGTTGGAGGTATCACGATGACACTTGCTATCCCGCTGCGTGGTGTTGCCTCAAAGCTGATGGCAAAGTTCGGCGGTACCGCAACGATCCGCAGGGTGACGCCTGGCGCCTATGACACCAGCACTGGCGCCATTACTGAGACCGTGGTTGATACCACCGTTAGTGGCGTGCTGCAGGACGTTAATGCACGCGAGGTTAATGAGCTGGTGCAGGCTGGCGACAAGCGGCTGTTTATCGCAGCCAGCGATGTTGCCAATGCACCAACAACGGTTGATCGTGTGGTGATCAACAGCATCAGCCATCAGATCATCCGTGTGCAAACGATCGAGCAAGACAACTTGGCGATCACCTACGAACTAATCCTGAGGGCGTGATGGCAACCATCAAGATTGGCGACATCGGTGATTACTGCGGTCAGCAAGTCGAGCAACTGCTGCGGGTAACAGTGCTGGAAACTGACCGAAGGCTAAAAGAGCGCAGTCCTGTTGATACAGGCAGGTTTCGGTTTAGCTGGCAGATTGGTGAGAACACAACCGGCATCTATGATGCTGGTCCGCAGCAAGTTTCTGATCCAACCAATCGGTTGCGCACTGCGCCACCTTCAACTCCTGCACCACCTTTGGCTCGTGGCATTAACTACACTCCGACATACGAAAAGCTTGGCAATGTTTATAGTATTCACAATAGTTTGCCATATGCACAAGCATTGGCTCAAGGTCACAGCAATCAAGCGCCTGCGGGTTGGATAGATCTTGTGGCGCGTGAGATGCAGAGTAATGTAAATAGGAACTGGGAACGCATTAAGAGGCAAGGCTAATGGCTGCGATCAATCTCAACACCATCCGCAGCACCATCGAGGGCAGGCTTGCTACAGAGCTGGCGCTATCACCTGCCATTCCAGTCATCTTTCACAACCAGCCGTATGTGCCAACACCAAATAGCTCGTGGGTACAGTGTCTAGTCAACTTCGGCGCTAACGAATACCTGACACTTGGCGGTACCACCGGCAGCAGCAACAGCGTCATTGGCATCATTGCCATTAACATCTTCACGCCAAAAGGCGCAGGTCCAGGCGCTAACCTAACGATCGGAAAGCGAATCCGTGACCTCTACAATAGAGTTACGGTATCGGGTGTTTACTTCGATCCGCCCATTGGACCCGAGGTAGTTGCTTCGCCAGCTCCAGAGGGTTTCTTCCAAACACAGGTCAGAATGACCTTTGAAACCTTCGAGGATCTTTAGCCATGGCTTTTTATCGAGGGCAGGAGGGTAGCGTCAAGTTTGACGATGCCGGTTCAACTGCTGCTGCGATCACATCCACCCGCTCATGGTCGCTGACCGTTGAGAAGGAATCGCTCGACACCACTGCGATGGGCGATACCTATCGCGCCAATGTCGGCGGTCTGATTAGCGGGTCTGGCACCGTCGAGCTGCTTTATACCGCTAGCAGTGCAGATGAGACTAACGCCTTCATTGAGATGGTCAACACCGCCAATGATTCAGGCGCTGCGCTGTTTGAGCTGTATCTGTACAGCACCACCAAGAAAATCACCTTCGACGGTGTGATTACCTCGGCTGAATACTCTGCCACTGTTGGCGAAGTGCAAGTCATCACCTGCAGCTTTGTCACCAATGGCGCTATCACCATGGATGTCTGATCATGGCTTTTTACCGCGGGCAACAAGGCACTGTCTTCTTTGATAAAGACAGCAGTGGTGGTCTGTCTGAGATCGCAGCAGTACGGTCTTGGTCAATGACCGTTGAAAAGGAGGCGCTTGATGTTACCGCTCATGGTGACACCTATCGCGCTAACAACGGTGGGCTCATCAGCGGCAGCGGCACCATTGAGGTGATGTATGACGCTCCTGGATCAGGCGACAAGCTCGATCTGCTCAAGGAATCGAATACCGCTACCGATCCGGCTAACGCTAGCGTTGAGCTGTACCTTGATGAGACTGGCGGCAAAAAGATCACCGGCTCGATCCTCGTGACAAGTTCTGAGTATTCAGCTACTGTTGGCGAGATCGAAGTGGTTACGATCAGCTTCGTGACCAACGGCTCTATCACCCTCAGTATCTGATGCCTGCCACACAACGCCCCGTTGATCTGCTCACCGGGGCTTTTGACCTTAGCGAGCGCCGTAAATTCACCATCAAAAACAAAGCTGGTGATCCGGTGCTGGATCTTTATTTCAAGCCCGTCACCCGTGCCGATCGTAAGCGTGCCATGGCGCTTGCCAGCAGTGAAGAGGCACTTGAGATCAGCACTCAGATGCTGTGCCAGATTGCTGAACTGGAGGATGGCACCAAAGCGTTTGCCGCTGCTGATGCCGCCAAACTGCAACGTGAACTGCCCGAAGCGGTGCTCAATGAACTGGAGCTGTTCCTGTTCAACCTCGGCAGTGATGGTGATCTTGAAGAAGCAAAAAAAGACTAAGCCAGGACAACTGGTTATTCTTTGAGTTCTTCCTGGCTACTGAACTTGGCATGACAGTTAGCCGGTTACGTACTGAGCTGACTGATGCTGAGTTTGTGCATTTTGCCGCGTTCTATCAGGTAAAAGGTGAACGCGAGAAGCAAGAGATGGACAAGGCTAAACGGCGATAGACTGGTGTTATGGCAACTTCTAACGTCGAGCTAAGGGTAGATGCGCGGCAGGCGGTTACCGCACTGCAGCAGGTTGCATCAGCATCGCAGACCGCATCCTTTGGCATTGATCGTCTTAGAGAAGCTAGCGCAAAGGTAACGCAGCAAGTTCAAGCCCAGCAAGGTGGGTTTGCGCGTGCTGCCGAAATACAGGGAGTTTTTAATGCTCGTGTTTTAAATACAGAAAAAGCAATTAGAGCGCAGATCGCAGCACTTCAAGATATACAGTCTCGCGTACAAATTCACGGGGCACTTTACAATAAAGCTGCAACGCAAATAGCGCAGTACGAGCAAATTCTCCGTGGAACAATAGGAACTGAAAACGCAGCGGCAAATTCTAAGCGCAATGCGGTTAGTGGAAATTCTGCATTGATTGCAAGCATAGGCAGACTTGCCACCGCGTATCTTGGTCTACGCACTGCACAACAAGCTGTGCAGGCTGGCATCCAGCGCGAAGAATCAGAACGCCGTTTAACATTCCTTGCTCGTGGCTACAACGAAGTCGCTCAAGCACAAGCAGCCGCTACGCGCACTGGTAAGCAGTTTGGACTTAGTGCAACTGAATCCAATCAGCAGTTTGCTCAGTTGTATGGCAGATTGCGCCCATTGAATGTCAGCTTGCAGGACATTGAGTCGGCGTTCGTTGGTTTCAATACTGCAGCAAAAGTAAGTGGCGCAACATCTGCTGAATCTGCTGGTGCATTGTTGCAACTGACGCAGGCGCTTGGATCTGGCGTCCTGCGCGGTCAGGAACTGAACTCAGTGCTTGAGCAGGCACCAGGGCTTGTTGTTGCACTGACGCGTGAACTTGGGCGTCCGATCAGTGAAATCCGCACGCTGGCTGAAGAAGGGCAAATCACCAGCGAGGTTGTAATTCGTGCATTGAAACGTGCCGCTACTGATGGTGCGGATGAACTAAGCGAGGCAATGCAAGGTCCAGCGCAGCAGGTCAAGAACTTGCAAAACGCATTTGAAGATTTGCAAGTAGCCGCTACTGATGATCTGCTGCCAGCAATCATTCAAGCAATCAAAGGTCTAAAAGAGTTGTTGATTTCACTCGGACCCATCATCCGAGGACTTGGTGGGATTGCGAGACAAACCCTTGGCGGGATTTCTGATGTAATCAATGCGGCAACCAAGCCGCGAGCATTTGCAGCAGCTCAGGCAATTAGAGGAGGACGCTTGCCGCTTGCAGGCTTAGGCGGCATGAGTGGTGCGGAGGAGCTGTTCAAAGGCACCAGCGGAGCAGGTGGAGTTGGCTTAACCGGATTAAAAAAAGAAGCCGCCGATTTAGCCAGGCTGCGCCGTCAACCAGTTAGCAGCGTATTGCTTGAGCTGATGCAAGCTCGATTGGCTCGGATGGAAGCACCTGCAACCACAACTGGTGGCGGTGGCGGT